ATGTCACCTCTTTTAATTTAAAACAACTCAGATATAGAATGAAGGTGAAATAATGGCTGTATACTCAAGCTCTAATTTTAAGCGTGATGGCGCTAACCATTTAAAGAACAACTGTAATTTAATTGCACTAGTGGTTGACCCTGTTCAATCAGACAACTACGCCACCGCTTTTGGTAAAATAATCGCGTCAACTGCATATACTTCAACAGATATTACGCTGGCGGATAGTGGTAACAATTTAACTATCACAACTAACCCAAAAAGCGACATTGACCCGAGTGGTGCTGCCGCTGATACCGCTGACATCGCTGTTTGTTATTTTGACACAGTGGGTCAAGAAGCCATTTTGGTTCAAGACGTAGTTGACCGCGATATTTTAAACGGTGACGGTGATACAGTTAATATCCCTGCTGGTTTAATTACTATCAATAATTTAGTGAGTGTGTAATGAGTTACCAAGCTATTGTTTATCAAAACCAAGATGATGTTATTACACTCGACGAGGTTATGGATGGTGACAGCTTGGTTAATTTTGCTGGCGCTGGTTTCGTCCGATTAGGTGTGACACTGGTTGATACATTAACCAGTGAGGTCACTATTTTAGACAGCACAACTGACGCGGTTACTTACGAAGTTGGTAAGATAACTCTGAAAATAGGCCATGATGTACCCATGATAAACGAGCAAAGAAGTTACAGCGCTCGCATCATGGGTTATCGAACCTTGGTTGATAGTGGCGAAACATTAATTGACAAACTAAAAATTACTGTTAAATTATAATCATAAATATGAAAAGGTTGGTGAAATAATGCCTCAAGCTGAGCTTAAATCGCTAGATGGCTTACCAGAATTAACGACTAGGGCTGATGTTCAATTAGACTCAGCTAATGTTGATGATATGACTGTTGAGGTTATATTTACAACAGGTCAGCGCGGTAAGCGCAGTATCACAGATGCAAACGGTGAGCTTATCACGTTCTATGAAGAACTTGAAATCTCAACTAGTGCTATCCGAACTGACAGGCTTAATAAAGGTCTACAAGTCATTGATAACCATGATACCACAAAAGGTGTCGCGGGTAGCTTTGGTGTCACCAGAGCTTTTGAAATTGTTGACGGTATGGTTAAAGGCATAGCTCAGTTTTCTAAGAGAGCCGAGGATATTTTTAACGATGTGAAAGGTGGCATTCTTAAGCACTTCTCACTTGGTTATAAAGTACACCGCTATCAACAAGTAGGCGAGCAAGACGGATTGCCCGTGTTACGTGCTGTTGATTGGCAACCTACTGAACTTTCAATCGTCCCTGTTAGCTTTGAGACTGAAAACGGAATACGTTCCGAGTCACCAACTAACACCGTAGAAATCGAATTTTTAACAACCAAAGAGGATTCACGCGCTATGCCTGATGAAATTTTAAAAGCCGAAGGTGAACAACAGCGTAGCGCACCTGCCGCGCCAGCAGCACCAGTACAAGCAGCACCAGCGATTGACGCTGACGCTATTCGTCAAGAAGAATCAAAGCGTATGGCTGATATTCTTCTTGTTACTCGTCAGGCTAAAATGGACGATGCAACCGCTATCGAATATTTTAATGCTGGTCATTCAGTCGAGCAAGCGCGAACTGCTGCTTTCGACAAGTTGACAGCTCAAGACGAACAACGTGCCATCCCACAAGCTGGTAGCACACCACACATGCAAACCATTGATGATGGTTCTGAAGCTCGTCAAATTCGCCAAGATGCCGTTACAGACGCTATCTTAATGCGAGCACATGGCGAAGGTGAAATTGCTGGTAAGTTCAAGGAAATGTCAGACTTAGCTCGTGGCATGACTGGTTTAACTATGGCGGAAATGGTTCGTGAAGTAATTGGCGACCAAGCGAAAGGCGTTCATAGTAAAAATGAATTGTTCAAACGTGCTTTCAACTCGTCAAGTGATTTTCCAATTGCACTAGAAGCGGCTGTTAATAAGTCACTACGTGCAAGCTACGAAGAAAACGAAGCCACATACGAGCCGCTAGGTCGTCGCGCAACAGTAACCGACTTTAAGAAAAAGAACATCATTCAAATGGGTGATATGCCAGACCTTAAAGACCTTAACGAACACGGTGAATTTGAGCGTTCAACACTGAGCGAATCAGGTGAAAGCTACTCAATTGCCACTGCTGGTCGCATTTTGGGCATTACACGTAAAGCATTGATTAACGATGATTTGGGTGTGTTCACAATGATGTCACAATGGGGTGCTTCAGCTCGTCGTTATCAGCAGGATAAGGTTTGGGGCGCGTTACTTGGTTGGGACTTCACCAAAGATAAAGCCAAAACTTATAACATGGCAGATGGTAAAAACTTCTGGCATGTTGACCATAACAACGTTGTCACTGGTGGTGCTTCAGCATTATCGTTAGAAGCGTTAGCCGAGGCGCGTAAGCGTGGTCGCCAAGCTAAGACTAAAGACGGTAATCGAATGAACATTGATTACACTTATGTCGTTGTCCCACCTGAATTAGAAACATTAGCTAATCAGTTGTTAGTACAGGTTTACACACCTAATACGGCTGCTGATACTAACCAATTCCGTGGACGCTATGAAATTATTGTTGAACCACGTTTGTCTGATACAACTAACGGTGCAACTCAATGGTACATGTTTAGCGGTAATGCTCGTTTACCTGTATTTGAATATGCATTCTTAGCGGGTGAAGAAGAATTAAACATTGAAACCCGTCATGGTTTTGATGTCGATGGTATGGAGATTCGCGCTCGTACCGACTTTGGTGTAGGTCTTGTTGACCCACTTGGCGGCTTGAGAAACGCAGGAGTATAATATAATGGCTAAAAATTACGTTAAATCAGGTTGTATTTTAACTGTCACGGCTGTTGCAGCAGTGGTAAGCGGTGAGCCAGTCTTAGTTGGCTCACTGTTCGGCATTCCAATGACTTCAGCCGCTATTGGTGAAGAATTTGAACTAAAAGTTGATGGTGTTTGGACGATTGCTAAAACATCGGCTAACACGCCAACTCAGTTTGCTAACGCATACTGGAATGACACTGCTAAAGAAGTGACAACAACTGCATCGGGTAATACTAAAGTAGGTGTATTTAGTTATGCTTACGCTAACGGTGATGCCGAAGCTGAAGTTCGCTTAAATGGCGTTAGCATTTAGATGAATGTCATTGACAAAACCTTTGAACGTGCTTCTCGTGCGTTCTTTGGTATCTTGGGTGTTCCGTGTTTATACACGGTTTACTCAAGTGGTCTTGACTTGGTTATAAAACCCCAAGTCATCATCAAAAAAGAGGTTGAAACCTTTGATTCTATGGGTATGCTCGTCGGTTATGAAACGCAAGCCACCTTCAGTAAATCAGAAGTCAGTCCCGTTTTTCGTGATGTCTTTATGATACTGCATGACGAAGGTAGCACCAGCTATCAAGTCGAAAAGCTAGTGTCTGAAAGTAACACACAGATAACAATGATAGTTTTAGAATTGAAAGATGACTAGCCGAGTTAGCTATAGTATGGTTCAAATGAGCGGGTTAATTCAGCGCTTTGACCAGTACGGTATTAAAGGCCGTGGCGCTCTGGCTAACGCGATGAACCGTGGTAATACTTATTCGCGTAACTTGGGTGTAAACGAGATCAAGAAATCCGTTAATCTCGACGAGTCGTTTATTAAAACCAAACTGAAAGCATTGAAGCGAGCTAGCCCACAAAAGCTACGAACTGAGATAGGTACACCTTCTCGTGGTGTCCTGTTAACCCGCTATCCTCACACCAAGGTTGATAAGGGTTACAACGTTAGGGTTAAACGCGGTGGTGGCGGTACTGACATCACAGGTGCGTTTAGGATGAAACTACGTGGCACTGGTGGCAAGTATGGTTTAGGTATTCGCTCTGGTGTTGCTGCTAGAATGCGCGGCTCGTTTAAGTCTCAAACATTTGCTAGAATTCAGGCCATGAATAGGCGCACTAGAGGCCGTGGCGTTTGGATGATGTATTCAATGTCAGTAGGTCAAATGTTCAAGCTATTGCGCGATGATGTATCACAACCGACTATTGGTTTTATACGTCAGGAATTTTTGAAGAATTTGAGAGATTTATAATGCCAGTTGAAGCAACCGAAGTTATTAACGAATTAGTTGAGCGACTTGAGACAACAGGTTTACCCGTTCACTACGCTTACTTAGATATGATTGTTAGCGGTCG